GTGGTCGAAATATTGCTAAAATACTGAAGGATAATACGTTTAATGGCCTTATGGCTAAAGCTAAATTTTATGCATGGAGGAGATGTTAATGGAAGTTAAATTAATTAGTTACTCACAAAAACCCGAATGGGATACAGAGCTGGAGGGTGTTAGTACCGCTCAAGAACTAGTAGCATATTGTGCCAAAGTTAGTAATCCAGGTAATCAAAACAACACGGCTACTACTGAAAAACTTATCAAGTATCTCATTAAACACGCCCATTGGAGTCCGCTGGAGATGGTGAGCGCATGTCTTGAGATTACTACCACCCGAGATATAGCCAGGCAAATACTCAGACACAGAAGCTTTTCCTTTCAGGAATTTAGTCAACGTTATGCCGATCCTACCAAGGAGTTAGATTTTGTCATCAGAGAAACCAGGCTACAGGACCCCAGCAACCGACAGAATAGTATAGAGACTGATGACGAAAAATTACAAGCCAGATGGGAAGATCAGCAAGCCTTTGTTATTAAGTGTGCAAAAAGCGCATATCATTGGGCCATAGTACATGGTATAGCAAAGGAACAAGCCCGGGTAGTACTACCAGAAGGTAACACTATTAGTAGGATGTATGTTAATGGTACACTCAGATCATGGATTCATTACATACAATTAAGGGTATCCAACGGTACCCAAAAAGAACACGCCCTTATTGCTAAAGAATGTGCCAAGATAATTTCGACTATTTTCCCAATTACCCAAGAGATAACAACACAAACCTAATAAATAAATACCATGTGGATACTTAACTTCATGCCTTTTTGGATTATTCATCTAGTTGTATTCGCTGGTATGGCTGCTGTAGTATGCAGCTTTGTTCTTAAGTTTATTCCCTTTTTTAACACCTATACACTTCCAATTCAATTGGTTGGGGTAGCACTATTATCTTTTGGTCTTTTTTTTGAAGGTGCAGCTTCCAATGAGGAAAAATGGATAAGCAAGGTAAGAGAGAAGGAAATACAGGTTGTAGAAGTACAGGTAAAGAGTATACAGGAAAATGTTAAAATCGTTACTAAGTATGTTGATAAGGTAAGAATTGTTAAGGAGACCACAGATGCAATCATTAAAGAAGTACCCATATACATTACCAAAGCTGATGATGCTAGGTGTGAGTTGTCTAATGCTGCAATCGTGCTCCACAACAGTGCCAGTCAAAATACCGTTCCCCCCGGTACCGGAAATATTGCTCCAGGAACCTCCAATGTTAAAGCCAGTGAGCTCATTACCACCGTCAGTGAAAATTACGGTACCTGCTACGAAATGAGAGAACAATTAAAGGCATGGCAGGACTGGTATCGCGTTCAAAAGAAAGCATACGAGTTAATTAGTAAGTAATAAACAAGTCGCTAATCTCATTCGAGATTATTAATATAAACAAAAAAAGAAAATGGTAAGAGCTATGGATATAACCCAACAAATTCTGTCAGATATAACTGTCTATAATAAGTATGCAAAATACAACCCTGCGTTAATGCGCCGGGAGACCTGGGATGAGATTATTAGTCGTAATGTCAATATGCATACCGGTAAATTTCCTAAATTAAAAAATGAAATTGAAAAGGTGTATGCAGATTTTGTTATAACAAAGAAGGTATTGCCATCGATGAGATCGTTGCAGTTTGGTGGGTTACCAGCTGAGATTTCTAATACGCGAATGTTTAATTGCGCCTTTCTGCCTATTGATAATATCGATGCATTTTCAGAGATTATGTTTCTTCTTTTATCCGGCACCGGTGTCGGTTATAGCGTGCAGCAACAGCATGTGAATAAGCTACCCCCAGTACTGGGACCTAAGAATAAGGGTAAGCGTTTTTTGGTAGGCGACTCTATTGAGGGTTGGGCAGACGCAGTTAAGGTGTTGATAAAAGCTCACATCTACGGTAAGTCGGATCCTATATTTGACTTTCGAGATGTAAGGCCCAAGGGTGCAAGATTAATTACCTCAGGTGGTAAAGCACCAGGTCCTGATCCTCTAAGAATTTGTATCAATAAGATTCAGGCTGTATTGAACAGCGCACGGGGTCGTAATATGAGCTCCCTGGAGGTGCATGACATAAATTGTCACATAGCTGATGCAGTTCTTTCGGGGGGTATTCGTCGTGCAGCTATGATTGCCTTGTTTAGCTTCGATGACATGGATATGATATCTTGCAAGTCTGGTGCTTGGTGGGAGTTAGATCCCCAGCGGGGTAGAGCTAACAACAGTGTTGTTTTGCATCGCGACCATACAACCAGGGAGCAATTCGACTTTATCTGGAAAAAAGTAGAAGAGTCAGGAGCTGGTGAGCCAGGATTCTATTGGACTAATGACTATGAATGGGGTACTAACCCTTGCGTGGAGATAGGGTTAAGACCATTTCAGTTCTGTAATCTAACGGAAATTAATGCATCTGATGTGGAAGATCAAGAGGATTTAAATGCTCGAGCTAAAGCAGCTGCCTTTATCGGTACCCTGCAGGCCAGCTACACCGACTTCCACTATCTACGCTCCATATGGAAAGAAACAACCGAGCTAGATGCCCTGCTGGGGGTATCGATGACGGGCATTGGTTCGGATAAAGTTACTAAGCTAGATCTAAAGCAGGCTGCCGGGGTGGTGTTGGAAGAAAACACCAGGGTAGCTGATCTGATCAGCATAAACAAAGCCGCACGCGCCACCGCGGTAAAACCCGCTGGCACCACCTCCCTGGTACTGGGGTCGTCTTCCGGTATTCATGCCTGGCATAATGACTACTATATTCGTCGGATGCGGGTGGGTAAGAACGAGGCCCTATATCGCTATATGGTTAATAATTTACCCACCCTGGTTGAAGACTGTCACTTCAAGCCGCACATCGAGGCAGTTATGTCTTTCCCCCAGCAAGCTCCCGAAGGTTCAATCCTGAGAACCGAATCCTTCATGCATCTCTTAAAGCGCGTGGGTAAATTTAATACCGAATGGGTTAGTCCAGGTCATCGTGATGGTGTTAATAATCATAATGTATCTTGTACCATATCGCTTAAAAATAGCGAATGGGATCGGTGTGGTAATTGGATGTGGGATAATCGAACCAGTTATAATGGTATAAGTGTATTACCCTATGATGGAGGGTCATATATACAAGCGCCATTTGAAGATATTACCAAAGAAGAATTTGATAAGATGGTCCCGCTACTACAACGCATCGACATTACGGCTATTACTGAGCAGGAGGACAATACCGCTCTGACAGATCAAGCAGCTTGCGCTGGTGGGGCCTGTGAGTTAAAATAATGAAATGAACAAATATAATATTGGATTTACAGCGAGTACATTTGACCTGTTTCACGCTGGGCATGTGACGATGTTAGAAGAAGCAAAACGTATCTGTGACTATCTAATTGTGGGGATACAAACCGACCCTACAGTTGATAGGCCAGATACCAAAAATAAACCTATACAAAGTATTGTTGAAAGACAGTTACAGGTAAAGGCCTGCAAGCATGTAGACGAGATTATAGTATACACAACAGAAAAAGATTTAGATGATTTATTAAAAACGCTCCCCATTAACGTACGTATTCTTGGTATGGAGTACAAGGATAAGTCGTTTACAGGTAAGGATGTTTGTCTATCAAGGGATATTGATTTCTATTTTAACACTAGGGATCATAGTTTTAGCAGTACTGATCTTCGTAAAAGAGTTTACGAGGCAGAAAAAGGAAAAATAGAAAAAAATGCAAAAAGCATATAAATGCGATAGCTGCGAGGCTGATTTTAAAATCAAGCACACGCAAGATGAATCCTACTACGATGTCAACTTCTGCCCATTCTGTGGAGCTCAGATTGACGAGGAAGAAGAAACTGAAGACACCGAATGACCCCCTGGTTACGTAATGGTGAAGAATTTTTGACCCCTGGAGAACATTATAGCTATGTGTACATTATTACAAACAAAATTGACAGCCGACAATACATCGGGAAGAAACTCTTCTGGTTCATTAAGCGTAAACAAGTTAACAAAGTCCGTAAGCGGCTCAAAGTCGAGTCGGACTGGAAAGAATATTGGTCTTCTTCTGATGAGTTACGAGCAGATGTGTTACGTCTGGGACAAGAAAACTTTACCCGGGAAATAATATACCTATGCCCCAATAAGGGCACTGCCAACTATCTGGAAGCTAGAGAGCAGTTTGTTCGTAACGTATTAGAAAACAAAGAAAAATGGTACAATACCTGGATAAGCGTAAAGGTTAATCGCTCTCATATAAAATCCTGGACGTAAAGCTTGCATATACCTAGGAATTATCATATAATAATTTAAAGTGAGTTGGTTGTTTTTACCCTTACAGGAGTCGTTATGAAATGGTATATTAATGCAAGCGAGACCGAGCAGGAGATATTTCGAGAGTGGTTGTATGGCGTTATGCGTATGCATGAGGTGGAAATTGACTTCGTTAAGAAGAACGGAGAAATGCGAAACCTAAAATGCACCTTAGATGAAAGTAAAATGCTTTTTGAAGTACCCAAATCTGATAAAGTAAAAGCCAAGTCCAAAGAGTCCCTCTCTGTTTATGATTTAGAAAAAGAAGAGTGGCGAGCTTTTAGGTATGATTCTGTAACCTGTATTAAATTCAATATATAATGGTACGTAAAACTTTATCCGGGGCTGGAGAACCGTCTGGTATTTCTCCAGAGATTAGTAACTATTCTTCCGCGCTTTCCAGAGCGTTTAGTTTCTATCATCAGGATAGAGATAAAAAAGATGCTATAGTTTATCTTAAAGACTATACAAAGCATAAAAATAATATTCCGGGTATTAAAGCCCTGGAAAGCGTATCTGATTCTAATATAGATCTGACTATGGGTTGGGTTGCTCGTATCATTACCAATGGCAATACCCTGCAAGAAGAACATGTGCAGGTGTTAGATTCCTATATAGAAAAATTGGTATCTAGACCAAGACCTAAGCTGATCATAGTTAAGGAAAAGACAAATAAACCCACCATCCAGGACTACATGCAGGATAAGATATCCGAGGTGCTGGGTGAGTTGGAGGGTGTACTAGATGATTTTGTTGGGGGTGGTAACACGTTTGATCTTTATAATTATCTAAAAGCAAATTCTATTCCTCGGCCTTATTGTTCTCATATCGAAGAATGGACCAAGAAAAAAGCCCGGGACTATATTCATATTCATCAAGAAGAAGATAAAGAA